CACCATATTTTGACGATTTTGATGCGACGAACGATTACCACAAGGTGCTTTTTAAACCTGGATATCCAGTTCAGGCAAGAGAATTAACATCTTTACAGTCGATTCTTCAGAATCAGATAGAAAAGTTTGGTCAGCACTTTTTCAAAGAAGGTGCAAAAGTAATTCCGGGTAATACTGGATATTCTCAGTTATATTACTGCGTGCAACTGGTAAACTCCTTCCAGGGAGTTCCTGTCGAAGCATATGCTGATCAATTAGTTGGAACAACTATTACTGGACAGGTTTCTGGGGTTACTGCTGTTGTTGATAGTATTCTTCCCTCTGCAGATTCTGAGAGAGGAAACTTAACCCTTTATATTGCATATCAAGGTTCGTCTAAAACCGATAATGCCACCCAGACCTTCACTGATGGAGAGCCTCTGACCTGTAATCAGGTCTTATCCTCAGGTCTACTTGGAAACTCTACTATTTCTGCTGGGGCTCCATTTGCAAATACCATACCATCTAATTCAACTGCTACAGGATCAGTATTCCAAATTGAAAATGGAGTTTATTTTATCCGTGGTAATTTTGTAAATGTAAACAAAGAGTCTTTAGTTCTAGATCAATATACAAATACTCCTAGTTATAGGATTGGTCTCTTTATTTCTGAAGAAATTGTAAATTCAAATACCGACGAATCTTTGAATGATAATTCTCAAGGATTCAATAATTATGGTGCTCCAGGTGCAGATAGACTTAAAATTTCTACAAGTCTTTTTAAAAAGTCTCTTGATGACTTTGATGATGATAATTTTATTTTATTAGCGACCGTAATTAATGGTGTTCTTCAAACACCCAGCAAGAGAGGTAGTGCTAAGGGTAGTGGTGCGGTTTTCTTTGATGATCTGGAAGATATTTTAGCAAGAAGAACTTATGATGAGAGTGGACATTATATTGTCAAACCATTTAATATTTCCATTGTAAACTCTCTTAATAACAATCGTGGAAATAATGGATTGTATGAAGCGGGTCAATTTACTGCTGCTGGATCTACTCCTAGTCCAGACTTGGCAATTTGTAGAATATCACCAGGCAAAGCGTATGTCAGAGGATATGAAGTTGAAACAATAAGTCCTTCTTTTATTGATGTACCCAAACCAAGAGTAACAAGAACTATTGAAAATCAGTTCTTCCCATATAGTACTGGTCCAACACTTAAGTTAAACAGTGTTTACAGATCACCAGCTGTTGGCGTTGGTAATACTTTCATTCTCAGTTTAAGAGATCAGAGAGTTGGAGTAAGTTCTGAAGCAGCGGCAGGAAAAGAAATCGGATTCGCTAGAGTATTTGATTTCAGACTAGAATCTGGTTCATATAACTCATCATTACCACAAGATAATGAATGGGGTATGTCTCTGTATGACATACAACCCTTTACGGAAATTACTGTTAATAGTTCTGTTGACTTAGCAATTCCTTCATATGTTGAGGGAAATAGTAGTGGAGCAACTGGATTTTTGAGAAGTCCAGTTAGTGCTGGAACCGCCTTAACAGTATATGATCAAAAAGGTAAATTTGTCAAAAATGAAGTTCTCGTCTTTAGAAGTGGAATTTCGACACAAGTATCTACAATAAATCGAGTTGCTGTTGCAATCACCGCTCACGGAATTTCTGATATAAAATCTGTCTATCATGACACTGGAATAGGACAAGGAGCCGGTGGAGATAATATTTTAGGTATTAACACATTTACTGCTAATGTTATACAAACCCCAGTATTAACTATAGGATCTGCTGAGATTAGTGGTTTTTCTGGAGGAGTTAGTACTGTTACTAGTGCAAATACACTATTTCCAGGCAATATAAAAGAGAATAACTTAGTTGAATATTCTGATGTTTCTTCATCTGATGACCCAATCTTAGCAAGAGTTGTAGGTGTTACTACAACTGATATATCCATCGCTGGAGTAACAACTGTTCCTGGCGTAGCTAGCGGAAAACTTCCAACAGCACCCCTCACTATTTCTGATTTCAAAGTTGTTACCACGGCATTAGATGCTTCATCTGATACAACTTTCTATACTGAATTGCCAAATGAAAATATTGCGGCGATTGATCTTACTGATGCTGAGTTGATACTTAGAAAACCATTTACAGTAGATATCACAAATAATCAATTAAGTTCAACTAGTTTACTTACTGTTACTCTTCCAGAAGGAGAAACATATCTTTCATATTCTGACGAAAGATATTCTCTTATCAGATCAGATGGAACAACTGAACCACTTACTCAAAATAATTTTGCATTCTCTGCAAATCTCAGAGAAATGCAAATTAGAGGTTTGGGATCAGATGATACTGATGCTCAACTTATTGCCACTGTTAGAAAGACTAATGTAAAATCAAAGAAAAAAATCAAAGATAGAGTAAAGTCTTTAGTAGTCGATAAATCCATCAGTCCAGCTTCTGGAATTGGGTCAACTACTTTAAATGATGGATTAACTTATGGAAATTATCCATTCGGAACTAGAGTTCAGGACAATGTTATATCATTGAATGTCCCAGATGTTATTGAAATTCATGCAATATATGAAACATCCGATGCCGACTTAACTAACTCTAACTTCGGTGCTCCAGAAATGACTCTGACACAGTTGAATGGACCTAGTGCCTCAACTGGCGACATGGTTATCGGAGAATTGATTGTTGGACAAACAAGTGGTGCAGTTGCAGTATTTGCGGAAATCAAAGACGCAACGACTCTCAGATATCTTCCTAAGAACAACTTTAAGTTTGTAGAAGGAGAAACAGTTGTATTCCAAGAATCTTCTATTTCTGGTGGGGTAAGTGATATAGATACAACTTCATTTAATATTTCATCTAATTACACTTTTGGATCTGGGCAAAGAGGAACAATCTATAATCATGGATTTATAACCAGAAAGAGTGATTCTGATGCTCCAAAAAACAAAATTAAAATATATTACAAGGCCGCTTCATTTGATGCTACCGATGATGGAGATATTGTTACAGTCGAATCATATAATGACTTCGATTATTCCACTGAAGTTAAAGCAATCAATGGAGTGTTGAATACAGATCTTATTGATTTAAGACCAAGAGTTAACAACTATACGGTATCTGAAGGTTCTAGATCTCCTTTAGAGTTCCTTGGAAGATCCTTCAATGCCACAGGAAATTCTGTTCCACATATTCTTGCATCTAATGAAACCATTTTCATAGATTATGCATATTATCAAGGAAGAATTGATAGACTTTATTTGCATAAAGATGGAAAACTCCAAATGAAGTTTGGAACTCCTTCGGACGATCCAAAGAGATCACAACCAGAGTCTCCTGCCAACGCAATTGAACTCGCCACAATAGAATATCCTCCATATCTGCATAATGTACAACAAGCATCTATTAGGTTCTTGAAATACAAGAGATATCAGATGAAGGATATCAAGAAACTTGAAGATAGAATCAGAAACTTAGAGTATTATACAACTCTTTCTATACTTGAAACCAATACTGCTAATCAATTTATACCCGATGCAAATGGTCTCAATAGATTTAAGTCTGGATTCTTTGTAGATAACTTTACATCATTCTCTACTCAAGATTTGAGACTTGGTAGAAATAATAGTATTGATCAGGCTCATAAAATTCTTAGACCAAAGCATAGTACAAATTCATTCTCTTTACAAACAGGTCCTGTTGTAGATGCTGATCCGACAGAAGATAAGAGAACTTCTTCTATCGATGGAGTTAATGTTAGAAAGCAAAATGACATCCTCAGTCTTGATTATTCTGATGTTGAGTGGATATCACAAACTTTTGCAACCAGAACTGAAAGTGTAACTCCTTTCCTTATTAGTTTCTGGCAAGGAACAATTGTCTTAACACCCGCTTCTGATAATTGGGTTGATCAAACAAGACAAGAAGCAAGAACAATTGATACTATTGGCAACTATTCTCAGATCATGTCTGAGGCTGAAGAAAAGTATGGTGTTGATCCAGAAACTGGATTCGCTGCTGAAGTATGGAATTCTTGGGAAACTAATTGGTCTGGTACAACTACAACTCAAACTGATACTAGAGAGTCCACTACAACTAGTAGTCGCACATTTGGGCGAGGTGGATGGATTAATGGTGGATCGGGCGGACCTGCAGCATGGGTTAGGCAGACTACCACTCAACCAATTGAGCAGGATGTAGTTGATACTATTGAAAGTGGTGTTAAATCAAGAAGTGGTACTCAATATGAGGTTGTTGAATCTTTTGAGCAAGTTTCTGTTGGTGATAAAGTTCTTAGCACCGAAATTATTTCTACTGTAAGATCAAGAAATGTCGAATTCTACGCAGCAAACTTAAAACCAAGCACTCAAATTTATGCTTTCTTTGATGGTAAAGATGTCACTAAGTTCTGTGTTCCAAAACTAATTGAAATTTCAATGAGTTCTGGTACATTCCAGGTTGGAGAAACAGTACAAGGAAGAATGATTACCTCAGGTCTTGGTGAAGAAGGAAAAGACACAGATCCTAGAATTGACTTTAGAGTTGCTCAATCAAATCATAGAAGAGGTGACTATAACTCCCCAACAGAGATTTATCCAGATAATCCCTATGTTGATGGTGGAACTATTCCTGAAGTTTATTCTTCTACATCAACCACATTGAATGTTGATACATATTCTCTTGCAGATCAACCACAGGGAGACTTCTTTGGATATATTCAGACAGGAATGAAACTGACTGGACAAACAAGTGGCGCAGAAGCAGAAGTGACAAATGTTAGACTCATCACTGATGTATCTTCGGCTCTGTTAGGAAGTTTCTTTATTCCTGATGCATCTAACGGAGACAATCCTAACTTTGCAACTGGAACGAATACATTCACTTTGACAAATGATCCAGAAAATGATCAGGATGCTGCTACTACTGTTGGCGAAGAAGCATATCCAACTTCTGGTATTCTTGAGACAGTTCAGGATCAAATTCTTTCTATCAGGAATGCAAAAATTGAACAGAAGAAACTCTTTGAGCAAGAAACTGTCAATAGAACTGTTGATACTGAAATTACTGCTACCAGAAACATTGGAGAAGCAACTCAAAGTGAGGCTATTGTTGGTTGGTATGATCCCCTGGCACAATCCTTCCTTGTTAATCAGCAGGAAGACCCAGAAGGTGTATTCATAACGAAGTGTGATGTATTCTTCCGCACTAAGGATGATGGAAATACTCCTGTCAGAATGCAGATTAGAACCATGGAGAATGGTTTCCCAACTCCCAAGTACTTTGATCTTTCTGAAGTACTCCTTTATCCCGATGATGTTAATACTTCAACTGACGGAACTGTGGCAACTACATTCGAATTTGCTGCCCCAGTTTATCTAGAAGGTGGTAATGAATATGCCATCTGCTTGATTTCGAACTCAACCAAGTATAGTGTTTATATCTCTAGAGTTGGTGAAAATGACATTGTATCCGATGCTTATATTTCTAACCAACCAACACTTGGATCTCTGTTTAAATCTCAAAATGCCTCCACATGGGAAGCAAGTCAGTGGGAAGATCTTAAGTTTACTCTGTATAGGGCAGACTTTGTTGAGTCTGGATCGGTAGATCTTTACAGTCCAGAACTTTCTGAAGGTAATAAGCAAATTGCAACTTTAATGGAAAATCCATTAAATATTACTTCAAAAGAAATTCGTGTTGGATTAGGAACAACTGTTGCAGATAATCGCTATGTTCTTGGTAATACTTTCTATCAAGGAACTTCTGCAAACAGAACTGGACAAGGAGATCTGATCGGAGTTGGTGCTAGTGCTACTGGAACATTATCAGTCACTAATCCAGGTGTTGGTTATACTCCTGCAGATGGATCATTTACTTATACTGGAGTAAACTTGGTTGCAGTTTCTGGAAATGGTTCAGGAGCTACTGCAGATGTTACCATTGAGGATGGAGTTGCCATTGGAGCAACTATCAATAATAATGGTGGTAATGGTTATCAAGTCGGTGATGTGGTTACCATTAGTGCTACTGCACCAGATCCATCTTCATCAGATCCTGCTGGACTGAGTGTTGGAAGAAATGCTAGATTTACATTGTCTGGTATTGGATTTACATCTCAATTAATACTTGGTAATGTCCAAGGTGAATTTACTACTGGAGCGGCTGGAACTATTCGTTTCCTTGATAGCAATGATGTTGATAGAGAACTGAATAGCGTCAACGGTGGAGATGTTACTATCCCATCCAATGGAATAGTAGAAGTTTCTGATGGACTTCACATTAAAGTCAATCATGTTAATCATGGAATGAATTTTGATGACAACTTCGTAAGAATCTTTGGTGTTCTCCCCGATGTTAAACCTACCAAATTGACTGCTGCATATGATAAATCATCTACAGATCCAATTCAAGTAACTGCTGGCACGGCAGACAGATTCTCCACTTTCGAAGGCGTTGGTGTTGGTTTAACTAACACAGGATTACTGTTAATTGGCGAAGAAGTCATTGAATACACTTCTACGACAGGATCGACTATCGGTGGAAGTATTTCTAGAGGATCAGTTCCAAAATCATATCCTATAGACACTCCAGTTTATAAGTATGAACTTGCTGGAGTAAGTCTTGCCAGAATTAATAAAACTCACGATCTAAGCGAAGTAACTGTTGCAAACCCAATAACATTAGATTCTTATCATATTAAACTTGATATGTCTGAAAAATTTGGAACTATTGGATTTAATGATAATGCTGACAGATCTAGTGGAATAGGATTCCCCAAACTGTTCCTCAATAGATCGAAGGCTACTGGTGGAGATAATGTAAAGGCAAGTAAGAATATTGCTTTTGAGATCATTAAACCATCCATACACAACATTGCTGTTGAAGGAACTTCTGTATCTGGACAAATAAGAACGGTTACCACTCAAAGTATTAGTGGTAATGAAATTCCTTATGTAAATGCAGGGTTTGAAGATGTTGTCCTTAATACAAACAATTTCCTTGATTCTCCAAGAGCAGTCTTCTCCAAGGTAAATGAAGATCGTAAGTTGGATTCAATTGAAGGCAATAAGTCCATGCAAATGAGACTTTTCCTTGGAACAACTAATACTAAGTTGACTCCACAAATTGAACTCCAGAGATGTAGTGTTTATGCAATATCTAACAGAGTCAACTCAGAAGTTACTAATTATGCTACAGATCCTAGAGTAAATTCACTCTTTAATGATCCTAGCGCATGTCAGTATGTTTCCAAAGAAGTAACTCTTGAAAATCCTGCATCATCGATTAAAATCCTTATAGATGCTCATATTCCTACGGATGCTGATATTAGAGCATTCTATGCGATTAATTCTGATCCTGGATTTGAACCAATCTTTGAACCATTCCCAGGTTATTTGAATTTGGATATTAATAGTCAGGTTATTAATGAAGAAAATAATGATGGAAGACCTGATGTTTTCGTGGCAAATTCGATTAAGAAAGGGTATAGCGCATATGATACTGACTTTATTGAGCGCACATTTAGTATCGATGATCTTCCAAACTTTAGATCTTATAGAATTAAACTTGTAATGACATCAACCAGTCAAGAACTGGTTCCTCAAATTAAGAACCTTAGGGTGATTGCTCTCGCATAATATGGAAACTTATACACAGAAGGGTCATAAGGATCTCGCAAGAGATCCTGAGACAAATGGTATAGTTAATGTAAACAAAGTATCATATGATCAATACATTGCTAGTCGAAAGGCTAAAAGTGAAAAGAATCAAAAGGTACAGACGATGGAAGAAGATCTTGCTAATGTAAAGAGTGAACTTAATGAAATCAAGTCACTACTAAAGGAGTTAATCAATGGACCCAAATGATATTGAAATTAAAGGTTTAGAAAAGTCTTTTGCATATCAGAAGATTGCATCTGAGATAGATAGTTGTGATGATCGTGACATGCTAAAGAATATTGCAAAGTCTTTTGCGAAATTATATTATAAACAGCAAGAAACAATCGCAATCATAGGATAACCAGATGGCATCCAGTACAATTACTTTCGATCCAGATTCTGGAGTTCCTTACGGTGCAAATTTGACCATTTATGGTGGAACAGATTTCACACAAACATTTAATGTTAAGAATACTTCAAATAGTGCCTTTAATTTTACAAGTTACTCTGGGGCGGGAAAATTATCTAAATCTATTGGTGTTGGAGCATCAACTGGAAGTGGCAATTACACAACCTTTAGTGTTGGTATAACAAGTGCTCTAGGTGGTACATTGCAAGTTTCTTTAACGGATACTCAAACCAAGACATTAGATCAAGGCAGGTATATGTATGATGTTTTAGTTACTGTAGGATCAACAACATATCCTTTAGTAACTGGCAATGTTTATGTATATAATACCGTTACACAAAGAACCTAAATACACATAGGAAACTGGTGAATAAATGGCTCAACCAGCAAGTAGAACAGAATTAGTTGCATACTGTAAGAGGCAGTTAGGTGCTCCTGTGTTGGAGATTAATGTTGCCGATGAGCAAATTGATGACTTGGTTGACGATGCCCTCCAGGTGTTCCAGGAACGCGACTATGACGGCACAACAAATGCATTCCTAAAGTATAAAATTACCCAAGCAGATATTGATAGGGGAAGAGGTAGAGGTGGAAGCAATCCTCAAGGTATTGTAACCACTACCGCAACTTCTACGATTGATGGTCAGTCTGTATCCTTTCAGTTTGAGGAAAACAGCAACTATTTACAAGTTCCTCCAGAAGTTTTAGGAGTAACGAAAGTATTTCACTTTGATGGTTCTAATACAACCACCAACAATATGTTCAGTATTAAGTATCAGTTGTTCTTGAATGATATTTACTACTTTGGATCAACAGAAATTTTAACTTATGCAATGACGAAGAGATATCTTGAAGATATCGACTTTGCATTAACAACGCAGAAGCAGATTAGATTTAATATTAGATCAGACAGACTTTACTTGGATATTGACTGGTCAAGCGTCAGTGTAGATGATTACATAGTCATTGACTGCTATAGATTACTCAATCCCAATGATCACCCAAGAGTTTATAATGATGGTTTCCTAAAGCGTTATTTGACAGCACTAATCAAGAGACAATGGGGACAGAATCTAATTAAGTTCCAGGGTGTTAAACTTCCAGGTGGCATTGAACTTAACGGAAGGCAGATATATGATGATGCAGAGAAAGAATTAGATAAGATTAGAGAGGTTATGTCGAGTACCTATGAACTTCCACCTCTTGATATGATAGGCTGATGTTAAATCCGTTTTTTACTCAAGGTACTTCTTCTGAGCAAAATCTTGTTCAGGATTTAATCAACGAACAGTTGAGGATGTATGGTGTTGACATATATTACATCCCAAGAAAATATATGTCAGAGAAGACTGTCATTAGAGAAGTTGTTCAGTCTAAGTTTGATGAAGCTCTGCCTATAGAGGCATATGTAGATAATTATGATGCATACTCTGGAGCAGGAGATGTATTATCTAAGTTCGGTATTGAGTCAAAAGATGAAGTAAGACTCATTATATCAAGAGAAAGATACGAAAACTATATCACTCCATTGATTCAAGGAAAGGCAAATGTAAAACTTTCCACTCGCCCTAAGGGTGGAGATTTGATTTGGTTTCCATTGGATGATCGCCTTTATGAAATTAAAGATATTGAATATGCAAAACCATATTATCAATTACAAAGTCTCTATGTTTATGAACTGTATTGTGAACTCTTCCAGTATCAGGATGAGGTCATTGCAACAGGAATTGAAGATATTGATAATGAGTTGCTAGGTGATGAGTCCGATGGAGTCACTGATGATGGTATTAGTACCATTCAGGGAGTCACCCAAACACTTACTATGGTCGGAAATGCAGTTAATGCATCCGCAGTTTCTGGAATTGTAGTTGGTGGAGTAAGAAAGTTCACTATCAGTAATAGAGGTGGTGGATATGGAATGGTTCCTACAGTTGAAGTATCTGCAGCTCCATCGTCAGGAGTAACAGCATCTGGAATTGCAACAATGATTGGTGGTATTAATGTTTGCAATCTTAATGCAAATCCAAGATTACAATCAGTTCAGAGAGTTGATATTGTAAATGCTGGATCGGGATATACGGTTGCACCATCAGTAACTTTTAGTACCACTGATGGTACTGGTACTGGAGCAGCAGCAACTGCAACTCTTAGTGAAGTTGGAGGTGTTGGTATAGTAACTCTGTCAAATGCTGGTGGAGGATTTGTTGAAGCACCAACTGTAACTTTCTCAACACCAAAGCATGTTGGTGCAGCTGCAACAGCGGTTTTAGATTCTCCAATGGTTTCTGC